CTGGATCTGCGCTGACTGCTGCGAAACCAGCGACTACGTTCTCAAAAATTTCTCTTGGTATTGAAGCAAACTCATCAGCAATAATATCATTTGCTCTTTGTCCTCTAATTTTTTGACCATCTCCTAGCGGCAAACATGTTATAGTACTTTCATTAAGTCTTAACGTACATCTGTCCGTATCTCTTCTTGGTCCACTGTCTCCGTCGCAAATATCTCTTAACATTGGTGAGTTACGCCATATGGTTTCCATATATTCAAATAATACTTTAGACTGCCTAAATGCTGCACCAACAATAACAACTTTTCTCTTTGGTAAAATTAAAGCTCTAAGAATTGAATACAAAGATAACATAAACGATTTACCAAAACCTCGACTAGCAATTAACATTGGAAATTTTCTATTCCAAATTTCGTTTAAGAACAAAGCTTGAGAAGGTAATAGTTGAATATTTAATATGTGGCTAGTCAAGAATGATAAATATTCTGGTCGAGTCATTAACCAAGCAAGCCTAAGATTAAAATCTTCATGTGCTGGATTAGCTATAGACATTGGATTGAAAAAATCCGTATCTATATTCTCTAATCCCAGCCACGCTTCTTCAATATTTTTTAATTTAGTGGTCATTCTTTGATATGCCAGTGATCTAATATTGCATCAGCAAAACCATAATACACGGCTTCTTCTGCGTTTAGATACCAATCTCCATTTTTAAATTTTCTTATCAAAAATTGCTTAACTTGTTTTTCACTTGGTTTCTTTCCAAACTTCTCATAGAAAAACTTACCGTCAACACATCTTTTTGCATAAACATTAAACATTACATCACAAATTCGTTTTTCATAATCGGCTTGACTCATTGCGCTTAAATAATCTGTATTAATATCGGTAGATCCATAGTGACACATAAAGTGAGCATTTGGAGTCATATATCTATAATCCGCAGCTTGAAGAAAAATGCTACTCATAGATTCAGCTTGACCATAAACAATCATAGTAATATAAGATCTACACATTTGTATAGCATCATAAATCGCCATACCGTCTGTCCATACCCCGCCAATACTATGAGAGTGTATTGTAATATTAGCATTATTTCTTATATCTAAGGCTCTTAAATTTTTGATAAAGGTATTAGACATTCTATATTCAACGCCGGGGTTTTCGTTATCTTCGCTATTGTAGTGATTATGTAAAAATATTTCCCTAGTATTGATGTTGGCACCATAGTCATGGAAATCTTTCAGTAATTCTGGTTCTGCCATCATTTTTTCCTCCCTATAGTGTACATTTCATTAATTCTTTTAAAGATACTACTAACAGCTAAAAATGCATTTCTCCTATCTCCACAAAATAAAACATGCACATCGTTATACAGTTCAAACTCTATTAAACATTTAAGCATATATTTACCAGTAATTTTTAAAGCAGACTTATTTCGCACCGGTATTCGCGTATGTTGAGGAAAGTTAATTAAATCTTGTAAGGAAAATTCCAGTATTAAATACTTGTGAGGAAAAACTTTCATCCTTTCAATCTCATTTAAGAACGTATATTTCTTTTGTCCTAGATTAATAGCAAGTTCTTCAACACAGCCCTTTCTTTCTATACAGATTTTATCTTCCAAACCTTGTATGGAATAATCTCCAGTGTCTAATTTCTGTTCTATCATGCCTGCGCATGTGTTGAAATTGTTAAATTCATACCCTTCTTTTTCTCGGGTATCTCTAATAACAAAAAATTTAGGTGCGTTTGGTTGCATTATGAATTATTTCTGTAAATACTACTTCGTAGTGGTTTTCTTTACCAGTTATTGATTCATGGCACTCTTTACAAAGCGTAATGCCATTTAATGGATCATATCTTAATGATGCTGCTTTTGACCAAGGTTTAATATGATGTACATTTAATTTCTTCCTAGAGTTACAGTTTGGCATTTGACACTTGTATTTGTCTCTTTTTAATACTGACTTTCTAAACTCACTATAATCTTTATCATTATAGTTTCTCTTCTTCATAATAATATTACCTTGTATATTCTCATGTGTCTATGTATTTTGCGACACATAATTCGACTTTCTATAGAATTATCTTTTTCTACAATAGTATGAAGTAATCTTTGTGTGAATGTATAGCAAGCATCGTCTGGATTATCTGCTTCAAGGAATACTAAAAAAAATGGAAAAGAATATTCTTTGATTAAGTTATCTTTTATTTGCATATATATACTAGATAAATCCACACTAAGTTTAAAGTTTTGCATCTATCATCATTTTAACCAAATCTTCAAGACTGTATTCTGCTTTCCAGCCTAATTTTTCTTGTGCTTTTGTACAATCCCCTTTTAGGAAATCTACTTCTGAAGGTCTATAAAATTGTGGGTCTATGACAATTAGTTGTCTCCATTCTGTTAATCCAACATAATTAAAGGCAATATCTAAAAATTCAGCAACCGTGTGAGTCTTTCCAGTGCAAATAACATAATCGTCTGGATAATCCTGTTGTAGCATTAACCACATAGCCTCTACATACTCTCCAGCATATCCCCAATCACGAAATGCTTCTAAATTTCCTAGTCTTAGTTTTGGAAAAATCTGTCCATTAATAATGATATTATCTTCATCAAACTTAATTTCTCCGTTATGCTTAACATGTTTAGTCCATCTCACATAATTTGCAATCCAATTTATGATTTTTTGGGTAACAAAGTTGTCGCCCCTTCTTGGACTTTCGTGATTAAATAATATGCCAGAACTAGCATGTAAATTATGAGCATTGCGAAACAAACGCACGAAATGATGAGCGGCACACTTAGCAATTGCGTATGGGGAATTGGGCATAAATTTTGTGTCTTCATCTTGATATTTTTCTCCACAGGCGTTTGTATCGTAAGAACTTCCAAACATTTCGCTAGATGAAGCTTGATAAAATCTAGTGTTATATAGCCCAAGATCAACTATTGCTTGTAGAATAGTTAGACATCCTTTTCCAGTAATATCCCAAGTGAGTGCTGGTTGTGAAAAAGATGTGCCAACGTGAGACTGTGCAGCTAAGTTATAGATTTCATCTACATGATCGTTCCAAGAAAGAATATTGTATATATTGCTTGCATCTGTAATATCGCCTTCTATCAATTTGAAATTATCTGCATCTAATAAGTGTTTTATTCTTTGTGTGTTGTCTGTACTACACCTTCGTGAAACTCCAATGACTTCGTAACCCTTACTTATTAGTAGGTCCGCTAGATAGCTTCCATCTTGTCCGGTAATTCCAAAAACGATAGCTTTCATATATTCTCCTTATATTCTTCATATAAAAAATTCCTAGCTAACACATCTTCTTCATCATTAAGATCTAGATATTGTAAATGTTCTTCAAATTTTCTGTATGTTCCATTATCTGCTCGCCCCCTATTACACTTTATCAATAATTCTTCTTTTGTTTTTGATAGATAATGATTTAATTGCGCTATAGACCAATCAACAGGAGTATTAAATGAACCAGTTCTTGGCTCTTTATTCAAATTATACCAAGTAGTATTTAAGTCATGAATATGGACAATGTGATTAGTTGGTAATCTAACAATAGATTTAATATGGTTATTTGGTATATATGTAGATTTTGCTCTATTAATGAATCTTTTTAATACGCTATATTCTCCACCTACTACTGATTTATGTCCACTGTCTCCAAAGATCGCCCAATTAATTCCTATTGCAGCACAATCATTATAATCTCGTAGAAAACTTTTAACATTATCGTGTTTCTTTAATACCAAAAATTCATCTACATCAAAAAAAGCAGCCCAGTTGTATCCATTAGATTTAGTTTTAACAAAATCGTTATAAGCCCCAAGCTGTTTAGCAAACCCGTTATACTCATATATAGATACTTGTTTATTGTCGGTGCTATATTTCCAATCATTGGCATAAACAAACACATGATCAAATCCAAGTTTGATATGATAATCTATCCACTCTTTTATGTAATGGTCTTCGTTTTTAGCTATACAAACAAGAGATGTTTTCATTTTTGGTATATACCCACACTGTCATGCCACAAATCATCTGTTTTATCTATATAACTCTCTATTAGTTTCACTGGATAATTTATATAGTTTGACCACTGCTCTAAGCATTTCCAAGAGTCTATATAAAATCTCCAGTTATCAATTGGATATGCATGATATGGACCCTTACTCGGAGCCTGTACATAAATATATCCACCATTTTTTACTATTCTGCACATTTCTTTGAAAGTTATCCAGAACATTGGGTCATGCTCAAAGCATGATGAAGATATGATAATATCAAAAGAGTTATCTTCTAGTGGTATCTTATGAGATACGCACACTAAATCAACATTTTTGCCTTCACACTGATCAATCCCAACATATTGTTTACATGATGTAAATATTGGTTTCATTGTGCCATTTACATCACAAGAGCCAACATCTAATACAGATTTAAATTCTATATTTTCTTTACAGTATACATTAAAAAATTTCTGTGCGTTAGAATAAGCAGATTGATGCATATTAATCCTTCACTGTATCTGGAGATAATAATGGTTGATCAATAGTTCCATCTTCATACTTATGGAAAGAACTTAATCGCTCTTCTTCTTTTTTCATTGCCACCCTCATCTTTTCCATTTCTATTCCGTATTTTTTCATTAAGTCTGGGCTTTGCAATAAATTAGCAACCCAGCTTGTAAAACTCTGTTTAGAGTCTTCTAACCTCTTTATGCGCTGTTCTCTTGTTCCCTTCATCTCCCTTAATATGGCCGCTTTCTTTGTCTGTAACTCCCTATAATCTCTATTCAAACTTTCTTGCGAAGCTCTTAGAGAGGCCACCTGTCTTTCTAAGTTAATAATATAATCCATGTCTTGTTGATCTTTGTCTTTACTACGTTCGTCGCGCACCATTTTTTCATAGGTGCTAATTTGTTCTATATTATCCTTATTGCCCTTCAAGCATCTATTCATAAGAATCTCTAATTTAATAACGTCGATTACTTGTAATTCTTCGGTGGGGAATACGTCGTCCTTAAACTGTGAAATTATGCGCGACCAGTGATACTTAAATAGGTCGAGTTCCTCTTCAGTAAATTGTTCTTTTAGATCTAGCCAATATGGGCGATCTTCAAGTGAGAAGGCCGCAAACTCTTCTCCAGTTAAACCAACCTTAAATTTTCGTTTTATGAAATAGTCTACAGACTCAACGTCTCTATCTAATTGTTTGGCTATATCTTCTACGGTCAAACTGTTTACAAGTCTTCCAATAGTGCGTTCTTCCTCTTTAGAGATTCTACCCTTTTTCATTTATGATATCCTTAATTTTTTTGATTAGGGCTTCACGTTTAGTACTAACTAAATTCATGCCGTTGATTAATTTCAAGAAGTCTTCTCTCATGGAAATTGGTAAATGGGCCTCCACTAATTGCATTAGTTGCTTGTGATCTATCTCCTCTATGTCCATCTCATAATATTGTGAGTTACAATTTGTGTCATGAAAAAAACTTATAGGAGATAAAACTTTCTTTTTCTCTAAATCTTTAGCGTTTCCAAAATTATCCCTAACAAAATTCTTCAGTCGATTAGAAAGATTAACGGATAGAAAATTCTCAAGGGGCCGACAATTATCATAGCGGTTTAGGGCGTCAACACATATAATAAAAGCCTCTTGTTTTATATCATCTACCTCGTAGCCATTAAATGTATACCTTGGGGCGATTCTATTAATCACCGTTTGTATGATATGCATTGTTTCTTGCTCTGTCATATTCTTTGGTATTTTCATTTTAGATTCACCCACTCAGACCCGTTGTAGTATTTCAATACATTATCTGTTATGTCAAATACAACATCTCCAGCATCTGGTTTGCTTGGCTTTTCTGTAGAAGCAAAGGTGAGTTTATTTAATTCAAGCGTCTTAGTATATAACTTAGAGGTCTTTAGTATCAACTGATTTTTAAAGTCCTTGAGTGTTTTTACCACACCCTTTGTAAAACTTTCTAAGGAAAATAAACTATCGAGAGATATATTTTCAATTCCATCATTTAGTCTACCGATAACGGAATTTGTTGAGGTGCGCAGCGCGGTTGGTCCGTTACTAGAGGTGTATGGTATGGTATTTTCTTCTATAAATAGTTGTAGAGCATTAGATACTCTATAAACATATACGTGCATGTATTCATCTAGACCTTGTGCGTGTACATTATAGAAGTGTGGATTGGGGGTTGCGTCATTGCCGTGTTGATGAAACAGACAATATAATCTATTAATATACTGCTTGCCTTCTAATATTTCAAACTCTGCTAGTCCAACTTCTGAGATTAATAAATCAGACTTATTATAGTGCAATAATTCGTAGTAAAAAGTATATCCTTCTCCAATATTGGATAGAAAGCTATTACACTCACAAGTATAGTGCGGGTTTACTTGTTGGTACTTTTGTATATTATTGCAGGCTTGATCACAACCAGTTAATAATAATCTAGGATACAGTGTGGGATCTGTAATAAGATTACATGCTTCCACTACTGTCTTGTGTGTCGTCTTTAGTGGTTTCTGTAGAATCATCTTGTTCCTTTCCTAATACTTCGTCCATTGGTCTATCTTCTTTAACGAGATCGCGTAAAGCTGACTCGCTGGCTTTAACAGAAGCCTTACAATGCAATTGACAATGTAATTTAATTGGATTATTTTGATTGTTCATATGTTTCTCCTTGACTTATTATACACAAAGGTGCGAATAAATGCATTTAGGTTGGGTGCGATGCTAATGGATCGGGTAATACATAAATATTTATATTGGTTATTGTGAATGAACCACCCCGCGTTTTTTGGCAGTTTGGCACGGTATTTGCACAGAAGATAAAACCCCCCTACCTAGCGGGTGTAGCAAAATGCTGTAGCAAAACGCTACACACTGTAGCAAAATGCCACACCGGTAAGAACCGAGTCTCATGTTGAGAATCGCGTAAGTCCATATGCCACAAGCACTTAGGTAAAAAGAAAAATAATTTTGTCTTTGGCACGATATGTGCATATATATAGGACATAGAAAGAGAGAGTGAAAGATGTTGAAGAAGTTTTCCGATATGCGTTCTAAGATTTGGGGTGATGAGGCTTGTGCCTGTAATATCACCTATGAGGTTTCTACTGGTAAGTTCTACGCTGAGTGTGAACATACTCTTGATCATCGTCGTTTGACTGAATCAAACTATGAAGAAGTACTTAATGATATGTTCTACGATTACTGTGTTGAGAACGCTTCATATATGGGAGTATCGTGATTCCCTATAAGGGGGGTTGATTGGTCTTTACCCTTTGGTAGAATAAGAACATATGATTTACTGGACATCTAGAACATCTGACAGGTATGTCGTGTATCACAACTCACAAATCGTGGGCGACTACCTAACGTTTGACCAGTGCTATACACTTGTTCAGTCTCTTCTGAACGCTTGACCTAAACCCTTGCGATATAAGGACTTAGGGCAAGTAAGCCCCGCCGCTTTTGCCGTAAGTCTAGTAATGACAAGTACTTACGTCCTACCCCATGTAATCCGCTAGGGACACCCCCCACAAGGGTGCTGCAAAATGCTGTAGCAAAATGCAACACCTGTAGCAAAATGCCACACCTTGGCACGATGCGATCTCAAAATGAGAATGTCGTAAAGTGTTGTGGCGTAAGGACTTAGGAAGAAAAAATTATTTTCTGGTGAATGGCACAGGAAGTGCATATATATAGGGTAAGAAAGAAAGAAAGAGAGAAAGAAAGATGAGAATGAATCGTTACAGTTCAGCCTATAAGTCATATCGTGATGAGCGGTCTAACCGTCATCGTCATGTTCGTACTAACCTGTGGATCGTTTACCAGAATGGTAAGCGTATCGGTAAGGTTGGTGGAATCAGTGAGGGTGAAGCCCTTGCAAAGATTCCGCAGTCCTATAAGGACAACGGTCCTATCGAACTGGAAAGGGTTGTGATCGAAGAGTGATCCTTCCCCACAAGGGGGGTTGTGGCAGCGAAAAAGTTTGGTAGGATCGTAGAAAAGAAAGAGAGAAAAAGATGAAGCGTTGGACTCAAGACTATCGGTATATCGTTTGGACGGTGACCGAGGGTACGCATGATCGGTATGATCTGTACGTTGCTGGT